TATATATAATTGTTGTACTGGATTGCTACTTACTTCTACATAAAACTCAATGTAGTTGTTTGTTGTATCTATTAATACTTTGTTGTTTGGAGAAGTCTCTCCTGCATCACCAATTAAACCAATAACAGGACCTGAAGCTGCTGTTCCATCATGTGCGTGACCTGTAGAGTTATGAAAAGCGTTTACTAGCTGATTATACTCATCGTTAAAAAGTGCAGCAGTAATGGTATCCCCATCTACAAATGAACTTTGTCTTACATATCCTGCCATGTTATTTGTCTCCGTTTAAAATTTGTTCTGTTGTTTCTATTAAACATTTAAATTAAGTGTTACTCCCAACATAAAACGATTTCCGGTTATATCGTTATTTTGTTGTTGAAATTCTACTGCTGAATTTCCAGCTACTGTTCCATTTAAATACATATTTCCATTGTTTTCTACGTATCCACCTACAATATTTGTATTATTATATCCAAATACTGGTGGAGAATAGTTATCAGCATCACCAGCAAAAGGAAGTCCTGTTATTATTACATAAGTTCCATCTGTTATGTCTGCCCATTGAATACCATGTAAATACGCACTTATATAAACAAGTCTTCCTATTCTTGTATAAGATGCATCAGCAACAGTATGGGAAGCACTAGTACTTCCAGCACTCGTAGTAATAGATGGAGTCCATGTACCTTCTTCATAGTCATCAAGTGCGTTAGCTGATGCTGAGTCTCCATTAAAGCATATACCCGCATTTGATATTCTAACTACTTCTGTCGTAGTAACAGCACTTCCAATAGCAGTATTTGATGACCCTGCAAAGTTAAATTGCATCCTATTACCAAATAACGAAACAAAACTTCGTTCACCATTAAAGTTTGAAAAAGTTGATGTAGTACTTCCACTACCATCTTGTTGGAGACCATAACCCCAATACCAACCACCTGAACTGTGATTTGTTCCTTGGGTTGATAAATAATGGTCACCAGAATAATTTGAACGAAGTACTAAAGCTCCGCCTGTTTCTGCCCTTGTTCCACCTTGTAGATACCCAGTTGTAGTAACAAGATTTCCTGTAAAATCTATACCATTACCATCAATATTAAATTTTTCATCTAATGTAACTGCTGCTCCAGCACTACCACTTGCTTGAGAATAAAAGTGTAGTTGTCCAGCTTCTAATTTTATTGCAGAAGATTCGTTAGTTTCAATATTAGAAAAAGAACCTGTATCAGAATCAACATATAAATTATCAGTTAGCCATAGTCCATCAAGACCATGAGTACCTGTAGCGTTTTCACTAAGTATATTTCCTTTTTGCCCTATATAAAATTGATTCCATCCTGAATGAGAATCTGTTTTAGCAGTTGTTCCAAATCCAAAAGTCTTTCCACTTACTTTTAAAGTACTTGTTATGTCTAAATTATTTGCAAGTGTTACATCTTCACTAGAATCAATAGTTATGGCAGTAGCGTTGCCTCCATCGACAATACTAGGCGTACTAGATAATTCTATAGGGGTTTTCGTTAATGCCATAATCTATTTCTCCATTTTAATTTATAGTAAGCTATTAGCTTCGTTAGCAGCTTTCGCAGCAGTCTTAACTGCATCTGTCCAAACTGCTGCACAAATTGCTTTAACTTCATCAGACTCACCTGATATATCTGTATCTGTATGTGTCCATTTTCCGTCTTCATCTTTGCTTGATTGTACACATTGTAGAGCTTTTCTATGGAAAGACCTTGTAAGCTCTTTACCATCTTCTTTAAGCACAGTTGCTTCACGAATTTGGATTGCTTTGTAGTCTCCTACAACTTCAATCTTATCTTCTACTATTTCTTTAGTTATTGCCATTTTTTTTCTCCGGTCTGTATCTAGAATCCACTAGATATAAGGTTTATAAATGTGAGTACTTTCGTACTCGGTTTACACTTTCGTGTTCGTTAAAATCTGTTTTTGATATTTCCATTATGAAACTTGATATTGTACAAAAAAGTCTATTCGTTTAGTTGATACTTCATTACATTTTACAGCTAATGAAGGAGTAGAATTATCTCCATATAAAAAGTGTACATCTGCAGCAGCGTTTTCAATATTCGGTCTTAAATTGTCAGACTGTGCAGAAGGAAATTCGTGGTAACTTACATTTCCACCTCCTAAATAATATCCATTAATAGTTGATGCAAAAGGAAGGGTAAAATTTAATATATTATTATTTGTAGTTGTACCAACTAAAACAGAAGCCGAAGCAAAAACCATTCTTCCAATTTTAGTATAATTAGCTCTGTTTGTTGTTACAGTTCCACCTTGACCATTTTTTTCAGCTACAGTCCAAGTACCTTCTTCATAGTCATCTAGTGCGTTAGCTGCTGCAGTATCAGAGCCAAATTTTATTCCATCAGTATCTAATCGTAATCCTATTCCACTACCATTATAAAATTTTTGCCCTACTCCTGAAGCAGTTTGATGAAGTAAAAAATCATTTTCAACATAATGATAACCTTTAATTGTACCATTAGCACTATAACTTATACCACCTGTAAGAGTGCTTGAACTCGGATGGTTCATGGACAAAGTAGGTGCTGTACTAGAAATAGCATTAGCTGATGTATGTCCGAAAGCTAAATTAGCACCTGTAAAAGTTGCTCTTGTAGCATACACACCATTTCTAGTAGTTCCAATAGATAGTGTTCCATCTTCAGTTCCATTACTAACATCGGTAGAGTTACTAAATATCTGTGCATATACTGTCGCATTACCAGTATCATCATTTCCTATAAAGTTAATTAAACCTATTTGGTCATCATCTGCAGGGCTACTAGAAGCTTTGTCAAAAATTACAGAAGAAGAAGATGCACCAGCATTTGTATTTCTAATTCTTACATTAGTACTGGAATCACTACTTAGTACTTCAAAATGGTCTCCTGATTCTACAGTCGTACCACCAATACATACTACATCATTACCACCATCAACAAACAACATATTAGCGTTGCCATCTGATTCAACTCTGAAGTCTAGGTCAATCGAATCATTATTAAAAATTATTTCAGAAGCAGATGTCATCATCATTGAAGTTTGAGCACCATTTCTTATAGTATAAAGCTCAAATCTTCCATCTTCTGTACCATCAGAAGCATCTAATACTCTTCCTTGAAAACCAGCATATACAACATCTTGAGAATTATCATTTCTTCCTTCAAACTGTATTTCACCAATATAATCATTATCAGCAGGTGAGCTAGAGTTTCTGTACATGCGAAGGTTTGGACCACTATTTGCATCAGCATCAGTCGATGTAAGTGTTAAATTGTCAGAGTTATCTGCTACAGATATAGTTATACCAGAATCTAAATCTAGTAATCCCGGTGAAACTTTTGTTATTGCCATATGTTATCTCCTGCCTGAAGGTATATAGTCTACGTATAAACCATTAATTGTGTAAGGGGCTTTGGTATCCTCACTAATAAATGTAAAATTGTTACTGTGTCCACTACCTAATAGTGGTACTCTTATAAGTGGATTCTCACCACCACCAAAGGTGTTTAAGTTAAATACAGCATCACCAAATTTAGATGGTGGATTAATAACTCCTAAATCAAATAGTGTAGGAGGTTGTGCTGTATTTGTATCACCATAATTAAATCTAACTTGTACATCAGGCTCTACTTGTCCTTCTGTACCACAAGATACTTTTAGGTAATGTAAAGTTTTTAAAGTTCCTAAGTCACCATAATCGTAATCAGGTGTTTCGTATCTTGCTAGGATTGTACCACCATCAAAATTATTTCCTGTATCGTGTGTGTGTACATATCCATCTGTATCTCCGTGATAATATCTTTCAATATTATTACTATCAAAACCAGAGTTAATTGCTGTTACTTCTATTCCTCTAGTTTCTGACCATTGAAATCCATCTGGTCTTAATGTTCCAATAATTCCTCGTTGAACATTATTTGAAAAACTTGTGTTTGTATAGAATAATCTATACTGTGACTTTTCTCTAATAACTGTACTATTAATAATAAATGTATTAATATTTGTAGCTATATCAGTTATTAAAGGTTGTATAGCTTTACTTACAGTTCCTAATTCAACGTCACCAATTCTTGCTGTACCTGCAACTGTTCTTAATCCATCTGGTGCTAAAAATATTAAGTCACCACCAATCTCTTGAATACTGTAACC